AATCGAAGCCGAACAGAGCAAAGAGCAGGCAAATAAACGAGCTAAACAGCTTGAAGATTTGCGCTTTGTGCTTGGTGATGCGCGAGGCCGCAGGGTGATTAACAGATTGCTTGAAAAAACTGGCGTATATCGCAATCCGTTCACTGGCAATAGTGAAACCTATTTTCGGTGCGGTGAAATGAATATTGGTCAGTTTTTAGTCGCTGAAGTGCAATCAGTATCACCAGATAGTTATATGAATTTACTAAAGGAGTTTAACCAAAATGGCAACTGAAACAACAGCAATGGCTACAGATGACACTAACGCCACTGCCAACGCAGAAGCTACTACCTTGCAGGCCACAGAAGCACAAGCTGATACCTCTAATGCAACTACCGATACGCAAACAGAGGATTCAAAAGGTGAAGATTCAACGGCTGAGAACCAGCCAAATGATGTTGATTACAACTTTACCTTACCTGACGGCTTTACCGCGAATGAGGAACTGGCTGGTGAATTAAAGGTACTTGCGAAAGAGAACGGTTTAAGCCAAGAGGCTGCGCAGAAATTCGCTGATTTGGGCGTAAAGATGCAACAGCAACAGGCTGACGCTTGGCAATCTCAAGTGGATCAATGGGCAGAGCAAGTGAAGGCAGATAAAGAGCTTGGCGGTGAAAAGTTTGATGAAAACATTTCATTAGCTAAACAGGCGCTTGACAAGTTTGGCGGTCAAGAGCTGAAAGATTTACTGCAATCAACAGGCTTTGGCAACCACCCTGCGATTGTAAAAGCCTTTTACAACATTGGTAAGTCGGTAAGCAATGACACGCTAGTGGTAAGCAATGGCACATCCAAAGGATCTGACAAATCTACCGCCAGCATTATGTTCCCCAATATGAATTAACAGAGAGGTAAATATCATGGCTGCATTAAGCACAATTCACCCTACGCTTCTTGATGTTGCAAAGCGTCTTGATCCTGATGACAAAATTGCAAAAATCGTAGAAATCTTAAACGAACAAAACCCGATCATTGAAGATATGGTTTGGCTAGAAGGTAACTTGCCTACTGGTCACCGCACCACTGTTCGTACTGGTTTGCCTGAGCCTACATGGCGCAAACTGTACGGTGGTGTTCAACCAACTAAATCACGTACAGCACAAATTACTGATGCTTGCGGCATGTTGGAAGCTTACGCTGAAGTAGATAAAGCATTAGCTGATTTGAACGGCAATACAGCGGCATTCCGTATGTCAGAAGATTTGGCACACATTGAAGGTATGAACCAAGAATTTGCATCTACCTTATTCTACGGTACTGCTGATGCGCCTGAAGAGTTTATTGGCTTTGCGCCACGCTTCAATGACCAATCTGCAGCAAATGGTGAAAACATCATCACATCTGCTGATACACCAGACAACACAGACAACTCAAGCATTTGGCTAATCGGCTGGGGTGCTAACACGGTTCACGGCATTTACCCAAAAGGTTCAAAAGGTGGCTTGCAAATGAACGACAAAGGCCAAGTCACCATTGAAAACGTGGATGGTTCTGGTGGTCGTATGGAAGCATACCGCTCTCACTATCGTTGGGATTGCGGCCTATCAGTGCGTGACTGGCGTTATGTAGTGCGTATCAACTATGACGCAGAAGATTTAACCAAAAACGCAAGTGCTGGTCCTGATTTGATTGATTTGCTTTCACAAGCAACTGAGTTGATTCCATCACTTTCATCATGCCGCCCAGTGTTCTACGGCAACCGTAAAGCATTGAGCTTCTTGAAGCGTCAAATTGCAAACAAAGTGGCTTCTTCTACATTGACGATGGAAACCGTAGGCGGTAAGCATGTAACGATGTTTGAGGGCGTTCCATTCAAGCGCGTTGATGCAATCACCAACACTGAATCAGGCGTTTAATTTAAGGGGAATAACATGATTTTAGACAAACGTACAGAATTTGCAGATGCAGTCAATTTAAATACTGGCGCTGCTGGCACGTATTTGATTGGTAGCCAAATTGACATTAGCGAAGCGCGTGATATTGGTAACGGTTCACCGCTTTACTTAGTGGCAACAGTAGCAACAGGCATTGAAGTTGCGGCATCAACAGGCACAGTGGCATTCAAACTGGCTTCTGATGATTCAGCATCAATTAGCACAACTACTTCAACCGTGCATTTCACCTCACCTGAGTTTGCAACTAGCACAACATCAGACACCACTACTTTAGCGGCTGGCACAGTGCTGTTTGCAGTAGCTTTACCAATGGAGGGCAATGCTTACGAACGTTATTTAGGCATTCTTCAAGTCACTGGCACAACTGCTATTTCAGCAGGTGCAATCAATGCGTTCCTAACCACTGATGTTCAAAAGTGGAAAGCTTACGCTGACGCGATTTAAGGAGTAGATGATGCCTAAAAAAGTAGAAGCATTAGCATTAGGTTTTTGTGATGGCAAACGAAGACGCAAAGGCGATGTGTTTGTAATTGCTGACAACGTAAAAGTTGGTAAGTGGATGAAGGTGCTAAAAGATGTGCCTTCAGAAGCCTCACAGCAAGCTGATAACGGTGAGAAAGATGCATTGATCGAGAAAGCGAAAGCTTTGGGTATCGCTGCAACTAAAAACTGGGGCGTTGATAAGCTAAATGGCGCTATCTCAGAAGCAGAAGCGGCATTGGCAGAAGCCTCACAGCAAGCGTAATAACCGTGAGAAGGGCTTT